TTTGAAAAGCTCATCAGTAGCTCCGAATTTTCATGCGACGACCTGAGCCGCCAAATTTGCTGCGCTCACTCTCAGCATTTATAGCATCAATGGCGTTTTGATACAACGCAGCCCACACTGTGACGCGGGCGTCGTCCTTGAGATATGGGGCCGAGTGGACCAGAGCGCCGTAAAGGTATGCGTCCTGATACTGCTCCAGCATCCAGTTTGATGCGTTGCTGTCGCTCAGCGCAGGGATGCGTGAGATGTAGTAAAGCTCGACGTCGTATGTGCCGTCTGGCACGGGGTAAATCTCAAGCTCGCCCGCTGTCAGGGCGTAATACGCTGGAGCTCCGCTTGCGTTGCCGCGTTTGGCCTTGCGGTCGAGCAGCTCGGCCTGACTGATCAGCTCAAGCGGCCGTGTGTCGTTGGATGTGACGTAGAAGCGGATCACCTCGACGAAGTCGGCGGGGATAGCGCTGTACTGCGTGTCAAGCTCGGCTGTGCTGCGCTTTTCCATGCGCCAGTGACGCACGCGGCGCTGCATGTCAGCCTCTGCCAGCGAAATGAATGTCGGCACGGCTGACGAGAGATCGTCGCGGTTGAGGAAGTCAGCGATGGCCGTCTTCAGCTCTGTGTATGTTGTAATTGCCATTTAGCAGTCCCACGCCTTCCGCGACCAGTAGTTGGCGCTCAGTTTGCTTGATTTACCACTTATACCACCAGAACGAGCACAATACGAGGCCTTGCGGCTCGGCTGGCCCTTCTTGATCGTCATATTAGGATCGCCGAAGTTGACCTTCTTGACCGTATCGCCCTCAACAGCCAGCACCTCGAACTTCTTCGGGCCACCCCTGCGGGGCTTGTTGACTGCCGTGAAGCCGTGGCGTTTCTTCGCTGCGGCGATCTTCTCTGCTTTGGTGCGGGGCATTAGCGTGCGCCTCCTAGTAGGCCTTGGGGTTGTGGCTGTGGCGCGCCTTGCGCCATTGCCTGCTCAACATCCATAGCAGAGACGCCAAGCATAGCCGCCGCGCCTGCGATGCCGTATTTCTTCACGATGTTGATTAGGTTTTCGTCAAAGACGACGTAGTTGCGGGTAGGCTCGCCACCTATGCCGCGTGAGCTTGCGTCACGGTAGCGGATGCCTGGGATGCCTGCTTCACGCATTTCTGAAGATGCCCGCGCGGCGTCTGCGCTTCCAATACCCCCCATAATCTCCCGAATAATATCATTACCATCAGGCATGGGCTGCCCCATCTGCTGACGCATGTATCCAAAGTCCTCAAGCCTCTTGCGTAGTTCTGGGTTGGTGGCGTCAAACCTTGACGCGAACCGCTCTAGATCATCTGCCGTGGAAAACGGCGCGTCCCAATCAAGGAAGTCCTCGGGGTTCGCGTTGATGTTGACCTCATACATGGAGCCTCGCGGCGCACCGCCTTCCATATAGGATATTGCTTCCTTCAAGTCTTGCATTCGAATCGCGTCAGCTTCATCAATGCCAAAAAATTTAGTTTTTGTCTCAATGCCTTGCAGTGATTTTCTCAAATCTTCAATGCCGCCTGAGACGTCACCCGCCCAAGCCTGCAACTGGTCTTGAGCCATTTGTCGCGCGGTGTCGGTCGAAAAAAGCGAGCGGTCTGGCTTTGCGTAATTGTCCCTGTAAAACTTGGCAGTGTCCTCCGCCTCAGCAAAATAAAGCCCGTGGCCATAAGCCTGCGCGCCCTCGCCCGTGCCAATGGCATCCATGCTGAACTTATCAAAGCTGTGAGGCGATCCGTGATAAGCCCTGATGCCAGTAGCGGGGGCATCTTCAGCCCCCTGCGGCCTCAACCGAATGTTGCCGCCCATAGAGCCAAGGGCATTGGGGTCAACCTCAATGCGTCGAGCAATGTCAGCCGCACGCCGCCCAGCAGCCATGACAGGCTTCGCCAGAGCGTCACCAGCGCCAGGCACGAGGCCGATGGCAGCGCCCGCACCTAAGAGGCCCGCCGCAACAATCTCGCCGCGTGAGAGAGCCTCTCCAGCCTCGCCGAGTGCCAGTGCGTCGCCGATCACAGGCATAAAGTCCTGCGTCGCCTGAGCGCCCTGCACGCTGAGTGGCATCTGATCACGATTGCGAGCCAAGAGGCCGCCCTGATACAGATCGGCATAGCCCTGCCGACGAGCCGCAAGCTCCTCGGGGGAGACGTCGGCGCGCTTCGGCAGGCTGTCAAGAAAATCCCAGATTGAGGCCATTACTTGCGCTTCTTCAGAAGGCACTTGCCCGCACGCTTGCACGCGGCGGGAGTGGGGCAGCCTTTGCAGGTCTTGAACACTGGTGCTTTCATGGTCTGTCCTCTCAGTAGCCCTGCACGCCCATCTGGCGCAGGTAGTCAATGGTCTGGCGGGTCAGGTCGTCCTGCGCCCACTCTGGGTATGGCATGCCGACACTGCCTCGACCGCCGTATTGAGGCTCAGGCGAGTATGGCGCTGGGGCCATGCCGCCGAACATCTCCAGTGGTGACTGGGCGGGCGGCGTGTACGCCGCTGGGGGGTTCATGCCGTAACGCTCTTGCGCCGTTGGAGGGGCGACAGGCGTTGGGGCCATACTTCCAGCCGTCTGCACGGGGGCAGGGGCTGCCATAGGGGCTCCGCCGATATTGTCAGAGCCGTAGAACGCCATGCGGGCTTTTCTGCGCTCCTCGTCTTGCGAGCCATATGGAGACGCCATCAGGTTGCCGAGGGCGGAGAAGAGGCCGCCGCCTTCAAATTTGTCGCCCATTTGACCAGCGCCGCCGCCGTCAATCATGTCGAGGAAGTCTAAAAATTTGCGATCTGCCATCACGCTATTCCCTTCAGGCCGCGACGCAATGGCTGGCCCCATTTAGATGATCTGCCGCCCATCGCAGTTGCCGCATCGGACGCCAACGTGAGACAGACAGCGTCAGCAAGGTCAGGTGAGGTAAGTCCACGCTTTCGCATCTCGTCCTTGCTCTCAGCCTTCATCTTGCCGCTACTCACGAAACTATACCTGATTGACGTCAATTCTGCAATGAGTTGCTCATTTCTTGGGAGTTTCGCGCCTCTCTGCTCAAGCCACCCGCGCATCTTAAACCACAACTCAGCCCGAAGGTTTACATATGTGTCTCCCATGGAGGGGCTTTCAGCAACATTAACACCCCGCACTGGCAGGCCAAGCTCACGGAGCCGATCAACAACGCCGCCGCCCATGCCGATCACGTCAACGAGTATCTCTCGTGGCCGCAGGCTGATCGGCAGGCCGTCAAACTCAGCCTTAACACGCCCGACGGTCTGCATCAGGTCAAGACCCTGCCACGACGTCACCTCTGTGATGATGTTGCCCTTCTTCTTCGCCAGAGCAGTCTTGTCAGTGCCGAACCGAGCCACGTCAAGGCCCCAGACAGTCGTGGCGTTCTCATCCGTCTCAATGTCGCGGTGCATGGCGCTCTCCACGAGGTGAAACGGGATGATCGTGTCGTCGTCAGCCAGTGGAAACTCGCCTAAGACCCTGATTCTAAAGGCATTCGACTCCTCGCCGTATCGCAGCCGCATCTCGTCAACAAACTCCTCAGAGACGAGCGGGCTGTCAACGCAGCTCCAGCGACGTGTCCACCAACTGCCAGCCAGGCGCGTCTGGCTCTCAAAGAACGTGCCGCTTGACCGTGTGGGGTTGCTCAGGAGGATCGTCGTGGCGCTGTGGCCCGACATCGAGCCAGCAGCAGCCTCAAACACCTTCTCAGGCACACCAGACGCCTCGTCCACGACCAGAAGCACGTTCTCGCTGTGAACACCCGCAAGGGCTTCTGGCGTCTCCGCGCGGGACGTTCTGGCCGAGATAAACGCCTCGGAAGGCGCGGCAGCCAGCTCAACCCTGTCAGACTTCACAGTCAGCATCGGCTGCAACTGCTTCGGCAATTCATTGATCCAGCGCTTCAGCTCCGCGAACAGAGCATCGAATAGCTGGCCGCTGGTGGGCGCTGTGACGACGACCTTGTTCGGGAAGCGCAGCAGCACATACCACAGCATCGCCCAGCTCGCTGACGTGGACTTGCCAGTCCCGTGGCCTGATCTGACTGACATCTTGCGCTCGCCATCGGCAATCGCCTGCAAAAACTCCGCCTGATACGGCAAGGGCTTCGCGCCCAGCACCTCAACGACGAACTTCACGGGGTCGTCGCGGTATTCCGCAACAAACTCCTCAAATGGGTTAGTTTCGCTCACCACTTATTCCTCACCTTTGGGATTTTTATGTTGCGTCGCTGCTGGAACATTGCGCCCATCTCGCTCGTCAGGGCGATCCGAGCTTTCGTCAGCACCTTGGCGCTCACAGGCTTGCACAGCTCCTCAAAGCTGGGACCGTCTAGGCCGTCCTTCTCGACAGGCGGTTTGCGCTTGGGAGGCCGACCAAGAATGTCATTCTCGTCAGTCATATATCCGCTCCTTGGCAATGTTGAAATAGGTTTCGTCCAACTCAATGCCGATGAAAGAGCGGTTTAGGTTCTTAGCCGCAACCCCCGTCGTGCCGCTGCCAAGGAACGGGTCAAGCACTGTGTCGCCTTCGTTTGACCACGAGATAATATGATCCTGCGCCAAGGATAGGGGAAACACGGCTGGATGCGAGAATTTCTTGCTCTCCCCCGTCTGACCTGTTGTGGTCACATCCCAGACGTTGTGGCGCATACCGAACTGACCATTTGACTTCTGGCTGCGGACAACCTTGCTGCCGTCAGCTTGCGTTACTGTGTTGCGTCCGTAGCTCCCAATTTGCCCAGCATACTTGTTCGGGCGATCCTTAATGCCGTTGAAAACCCTTGGCGCACCCTTACTAAAGACAAACATATACTCAAAAACCTGATGATACCGCGTGGACGCTGGGTTCGCAAAATTAGGCTTGCGCCAGATCATCGTATCATGCAGCCGAAACCCGCATTCCATTGCGTGCAGCGCTTGTTTGAACGACGTTCCCGTTTCACTGCCCTTGATGGTGGCGTCCCCAACGACCCAAACGACAACGCCGCCATCTATTGTCACACGGTGCAGGCTGGCAATAACATCCCGCCAAACGTGGTCGCCCCATTGATCGTTGTTGCCGTTGTAGGTGCGAAGATTGTCATAAGGCGGACTGGTCACTGTCAGATCAACCGACCCATCTGGTATTTCCTTCATACGCTTCAAACAGTCGCCCTGCATTAGGTTAATCATCGCTGACATCCTCATAATCCGCGTCAATCGTGGACGCCTCACGCTGCCGATCCTCATCCTCAAGCGCCGCCATCTGGCTATTCACCTTCCGCAAGGCGTCGAGGTGCATGTCGCCGATGCTGATCGTCACGTTGTTCTGTGGCCGAGTGCCGTACTTGGCTTGATTCATGCTGCCAGCCATA